TTACACAGGGCTTTCATCATCGTCTGTGCTGTTGATGAAGAAAGTCACTCTGCCCAGGACTTCGACCTCTTCCGCTGCGTCGCCTTCTATCGCCTCGCCGTCCTCTGTGATTAATGCTTTTCCCAGAAATCGTGCAAATTGCGTCTGACCGCCACTAAGGATCAGCAGAATCTGCCCCTGCACCAGCCTGGTTACCGGCTCGATCACCGCAAACCCGGATGACGTTTCCAGGATGCGGCTATCGATACCTATTCCGCAAATGGTTTCAGGGCAGAGCCTGCGCTCTACATAGTCCGTCGCCGGTGAAGGGAACCCCATTACACGACCCTCCCCATGTTTCTCATCATCCAGAGACGGTTCGGGCTGTCGTCCGGCGTCTTGTCGACGAAGAACTCCTGATAACGCTCTATCCAGTCGTTCGCATCGGCCTGGCTGAAATGCCAGTGCACCTTGGCAAGTTCTCGAATAAAGTCATCCGTGCGTAAACACTGGTACCCCTTAGGGTTTAGCTGTATTGCAGCGACAAATGCGCTGTGAATGTCTGTTTTGCGGGGCATGATCTGCACTCCTTTTTACTGCTTTTATATACAGTAGTTTTAAAGGCGGTACAGATCAAGGAGGTTTACACAACCGGCTGTTCGGGCCAGGTAATCTCAGGAGCGCTGGAAACGTCTGTCGCTTCAAGGGCATCCAGATAATCGAGCCACGCATTGTATTGCGCCAACTCTTCACCCTTTAACCGCCCAAGCACGGCTTTACCGGGCCACTGCTTGCCGTTCATGTGGTCGTTCGCTGAATCAATGCGGTACTGCTTTTCAGCCTGGGCCTGCGCAACAACCTCTTCATGCGTGGGTGGAGGTAAATCTCCCCACGCGGGCAGCCCGTCATTCCCGGGAACCCGGCAAATTCCAGCCGGAGGAGATGCCATGAACTCACTGGCGACTTCGTCGCTTACTTCCACGCCATCATCCGGCCATGTCCCGGATCGCTCATAATCACTTTTCAGAGAGAAAGGGTAAAAGGCGTTATTTACTGCACTATAAATATAATTGCCCATGTTAATCATTTCCCGAATGCAAAATATTGGCCGCCTTCACCAGCGACGTTTACCCAGCCAGTGAATCCAGTTAAGGTTTTGTTTTTATACCCCCACATGTTACCGGTACTGAATCCGGCATCAGAAACAATCACCTGCGCCACCTCTGTAGGGAATGGGATAGGAAATGTAACGGCCCTTGATGTAACCCCGGTAAAGTCTATAGTCCCGTACTGAATAATAAGGCTGCCGAGCTTGTACCAGCCTGTGCCATAGGTAAACCCAAGATTAGAAAGCGCCGCTGTGATAGCAGCTGCGCCATCAGATTTAATATCTGCGAAAGGGTTGGCGCGACTTAAAAGTAATTTTCGTAATGCCGTTAGCATCTGGTCACGTTTGGACTTATCGAGAGCCAGCCCTGCCGCTTCGACTACCGCAACCAGCTCCTCCTGCAGCATGTCAAAATAATCATCATCAAGATCGGTAGCTGGCGTCCCTGTCTGCGGATTACCCCGGGTAAAGCCATTTTTCCCCGCGCCGAACTTATCTTTCTGCGCAGTAGGTGTGTCAATACGATGCATAGTTTCTCCGGTTACGGATATTTGAAAAGTACGTAGGTATGGGACGGGCAGAGTTTACTGATCACGCATTCCGCGACCGTATCACCCCAGTAACGAACCGGGGTGTCGCAGTCATCAGTACACGTCATCCAGGTGGCATCCGTTGAGGACGGCATGTTGACCTGCCAGTAGTAACGCCATTCAGTTGAATACACGGCTTCGGTACAGGCAGAGGTACATCTGAACGGCCCCTTGTTGTAGCGGGTGATCGTCGCCCCTGGCTTGCCCAGGGCAGCAAGCTGGTCGAGGTAAAACCTCTCGTTGATACCACCGATTAAATTGACCTTTGCGTCCAGCCTGCTCTGACGCTGCAGCAGCGTTTGCGTCCCCGCCGGGATACATTCATCAGGCAGGCCGCAGCAGGTTTCCCAGCGGTTAATCAGCTCGGTGGTTGTGCGCGGATCTAATTCCAGCATCAACTCATCGGCGCGCTGGTGAGCCCGCCGCAGCGAGGGAGCTGCGCCGATAATTGCCGGATCGTCAACTGACCATGCAGGACCAGGCGGCAGCAGGGCTGACATCAAATGGATGTAGTCGTCATCGGTCACGTCCATGCAAGCGTCCCCAGTATGGCCAGTTCATTTTTGGCTATCGGGATACTGGCTGTCGGAGCCACCAGAACATGGCTGTGCTCGCCTGCTGCGATGGAAATAGCCTCGTTTATTCGTGAGATTTCGAGTTCACCTTCCGGGTAGCCGTCCCTCAAAAGAAACGAGCGTAACTCCGCCGTCACTGCCGCACGGACTTCTGGCGTGTCAGGTGTCAGGCGTATTCTGAAATTGACGTTATGGCCGACGGGTGCGAACGGATACAGATCAGCGCCGGCAACAGGCGCAAGCGGGGCGATGTGGGCTTTTACTGCTGCAACAGTTGCTGCGTCTGGAATGGGGTTGACCGGATCATCGCTGGCCACCATCACGCCCACCGTACCAGCCCCCATCCAGTGCCTGTAGGTCCACGCCCGGGTGATGCCCGGCACTTCTTTGGCCCACACAATATAATCGCCGTCCCCACCCCCCAAAGGCGTCCAGTAGTAACGCTCCAGCACCCGGGCGCGCCAGGTTTCCAGATCCTCAATATCAAACCCACCAGCAACAGAGTCAGCTACGCCTGAAGACGGCAGGCCATTAACCGGCGTCACCAGATAAAGCGCGGCGCCATCGTCAATTTCACCCACGTTGCCGGTGACACTGCACACGATCGGCACGCGCAGAACGCCGCCTGCACTGGTCGCGTCTGCCGTGGTGGTGTACTGGATCAGGTCGTCGCGTTGAATCACCGCGCCAGCCTTAACCGTAATGCCGTTTGTTACGCCATCCCAGCGCATAAATCCTGCTGACGCTGTAGGGCTTTTTCGGGGGCAGCGCTTCATGGCCGCATGCCTTTGCAGCCAGGCTTCATCGCACTTATCCGGCAGCATGTTCAGCGCCAGGTAATCAATGTAGCCATACACGGTATGCAGCGCGGCCGCATACACTTTCGCCCTCACGTCTTCATCCATACGCCTGATAGTGTCGCTCGCGTCCAGGCGGGAAAAAAGGTCGGTGCGGAGCATGCTGATATTTTCTGCCAGCGTCGGGCGCTGGAATTCGCTGTCAGCCATTTGTGATCGCACTCCATAGATCGTCAAAAGAAATAGTGGTGGGCTGGTTGTAGCGCCACAGCGTAATGCTGTTACCCAGTTCGTTAATGCCGGTACGCTGAATGAGGAGGTCAATCCTGGAAACAACGCCGTCGTCGATCATCCACTGCAGTGCTTCGTTGATATACGTCCTGGCGACCAGGGCTGTCTGGTTCGTCAGCTTCTGACGCTGGAGCAACCAGAGGCGAGAACCGTACCGGTCGTTCTGTACTGCAGGCCAGGTATCGCCCCACCACCCGTTAGGCTGATCGGCATTGTCATCCGGTTGCGCGCGGCGCCAGGTGAAAAGAGAAATCACAACAGAGCGGGTGAGTAAATCGAGAGGGGCATTCGCTGAAACGCTTACCCCGTTTACGGTTAGCCACAGGTCCATATTTACGTCCCCATTTGTTTGTCCGGCACGTCTGTGCTGTTACCGTTTTCTTTGTGTCTATGGCCGTTGTAGGCAAGACGCATTTCCGCCATCGTCAGTCCGGTGGTGTCGCAATGGTCTTTGATCTGGCCTGTCGATTCGATGTCCATTTCGAACCGCGCTTTGGTCGCGTTCCTGAAGGTAATGGGCTTTCCGGCGCCGTTCACGACTATACCGGCCCGCGTGAGTGTGACCGACTGTCCCAGATCGTCATAAATGGCGACTTCACCTGGCTTAAGAGACCGGATGCGATAGCGGCGATCGGACACGGTGACCGCTACAGCATGGGAGCGATCGGCATCAGGAAACAGAACCAGAGCTTCAGCACCCGGATTCGCATGTGAGGTAAACCCGTAAGGCTCAAGATGCTCAATGCCACCCTTCTTCTCACCCGCGAGTAGTTCAACATCCACAGCCTGACATTTTGAATCAGGCTTAACGCTTCCCACGACCGCGCGCCGAATCAGGTTAAGCAGCTGCCGCTGCAATTGTTGAAAGTTACCCATCAGAAAGGAGCCTCCTCAGCTTTTTTCTTCTTCCGCTGTTTAGGATCGGCAGGCTCCGGCAGATACGCATCAGGCGGCCCGACGCGCAACTCGGTGATCGTGCCGTTGCTGTCTTTGGTGAACAACACCTCGGAAATCAGCAGCTCACGGTTGTTAAACCCACAGACGGGGTCAAAGACGATTACCCGCTGGTTAGGTTGCCAGAGAGAACCGTCACCCTGGCGCCATCCCCACACGGTGTACGTTGTTTCATCAGTGCGGGCGGCGCGCTGCCGCGCTTCGAAATCAGCGCGGGCGATGCAGCTTGCACCTGTCGCCTGGCCTGTCTGCTGAACAGCCATTGGCCGATACCGCCCGATCCCGGCATCTTCGGTCTTCGCCCGGAGAGCCGTTGTGGTGGCCGCGCCAAAGTCTTCATCATTCCCGGCTCTCTGCCCGGATACCTGATACGTTGAAAAACGGTCCCTGATACTTTTTTCGGTATCGCAGGAAAGGATGTTCTGGCCGAGAACGAGCGCGGTATGCGCTCGCGTCGCCCCAACTCCACCAATCACCAGCCGTCCCACTGGATCGTCATAAGCCAGCACCTGTTGCTGACCCAGCATCTTATTCAGCACCTCGATAACCGTTTCGCCGTGATCAGGCTGCACGCCCGGGATAACCTCAGCAGGTGCGCCGGAATTAACGACTTCAATACCAAACGGCTTTGCCAGCGCGGCGGCCACCTGAACCAGAGACTGTCCGTTGAATTGCGTCGGTTCTGCGGCGCAGTCGATCAAATCTGCTGTCAGGCTGCGCCCGCTGATTCCAACACTGACAGAGCGTGCGTCGTAGCGAACAGGGGTTGCCTCGACCCAGCCAGTGATCACCAAATCGTTACCAATCAAAACTTCGACCCGGTCGCCACCTTTCACTTTCAGTGAGAGGGTGTCACCGTTCTCGCCTGGCCATTGCCGGGTAATTTCGACACTGAAATCCCTCGCCAGCCGTTCAACGCCCGCGCCAATCCTGACTGATGTCCAGCCGCCCCACTCCCTGCCATTGACCCTCAGAGTAACGTTGTCATCCATAATCAGGCCCAGACGCGAGCAGGGGTTTTAGGGTTCACGGCGAACCCGTTTAAGCTGGATAAATCGAGACCGTCGTTAATAACACGCATATTGACGTGGTAGCCGGGTTCGGTTACGTATTCCACAGACCCCGCATCACCGGTACTTGTAGTAATGACGCCGACCATATCAAGACAAATGTCAGGGTGAAATAAACCGCCCTGCTCTTTTTTATATTCAAACCCGAACGCAATTAATTTCTGTTGCGCCTCCTCCTGACTTGTGAAGCGCAGATATAAATCTTTCATCATCGGAGTCCTCTAATTTGGATTTCTGTTAGTTCGCGATGCCAGATACGTAGGTTTCTAATGTAATATACGAACCGGGCAACTGACTGACTTGTATTTCCAAATTTCGTAATGGCATTATTATCAGCATTAGCTCGTGTACCTGATGTAGTTTTGCCATTAAATGACATAAATACATTATTGCCCGTAACTTTGTATGAAAAAATACCTGACATCCCATCTTGTGAAGCAATCTCCAGCGGGGAACTCCGATAAGAACGAATCATTTTTCCCGTATCAAGTCGACAAATAATGTCATATCGAGGACCCTGAACAGATATAGCCTCTGTGTAGCCACCAACAGGCATAAACTTTGTAGTTAACTCTACCGCAACGGTTCGGTTAAAAAGCGTGGCAAGAGTTCTAAATCCCGCATTCTCAGTAGGAATGGTCCATTGGTCTGCAGATCGCGTTACTGCAGACACCTCGGTCTTGATATATGAGGTAGGGAATGGGCTATCTTCTAATTGCGCCCCCCAAACATTTAAACCAGACACGCCATCGCCGGTGTAGTTTGCTGCCACACCATTCGCTAATTGAAGGCGAATCACTGTGCTCTGACTAGCCGCAGCGGTAAATGTCATCCAGACGCGATAGATACCGTTTCCAACATCTTCAAATCCACGATCAACAAACTGAGCGCCAGTCCCGCTTCCTGACCAAGCTCCAGCCACAGGATCAAAGAAAACGCCAGATGTACTTCCTGAGGCGACACGTAGATATAAATTGCGGGGGTTTGAGTGGGCTTTAACAAACACGGAATAACAATATGTTGTACCAGCCGTTAAAACTATATTGCGGTCCTGGGTGTAATGCTCGATATTGGTGGTAGTGTCTTCAACTATCAGCGCCATTGTTTTTTCGCCACGGGGTGAGTCGCCACTGTTATTAGTTGTGGTAACTCTCTGTCCTGCACCCCACTGCTCAGAGTAGGTATATAAGTTTGTGGCCTGAGATTCCATTAATAAACCCGCTTTTTCAAAGCGAGGCTCGTTAATATCGGCTAGCTTCATCGATCCCGATTTATCGAAATATGTTCCAGTGGTTGGGCGAGTAAAGGTAGCGCTTCGTGTTCCAATCGGGATATTGGTTCCATTAACAGGCACTGTATCAATCGGGGCTACACCTGCCAGCATCAGTAAATTGTCATTGAATGGCAACCACACATCCGGGAACGGCGCATCAACGTATCCAGTGGCGGCGGCCGAGTTCGCAGCATCTGCTGCGCTTTGGGCCGCTGACTGCTGCGCGGCCTGAGCTTGCTGAGCTGCAGCTGAGGCCTGCGCTGCGGCCTGTGCGGGTTTAACTGTGACTGCATCGACAGCGCGCTTCAACCTTTCTGCCAGGCTCGGCTGTGCCGCGCCTATGGGCATTTCGACCACCGTTCCTTCCGGCTCAGTCAATACTTTTTCAAATGCCGTAACGGCCGCATTCAGGCGGTTAACCGATGAATCGGCTTCAGTAAACTGGGACATGCTGACTCCTAAAATCCTAATGAACAGGCTTTCTCAACCGCGATCGCCCATCTCAACCAGTCGCTGGTCCTTGCCGTATAAAGCTGGTCCTGATCAACTTGTTGGTTTACCCGCCACGCCAGCTGGCGCGTCGACAATTTAAGCGGCTGCAAGGGTACGAATCCGGGGTGCGCAATACCGTTGCGCTGGACAATTTCACCGGCGCGGCTGGCGTCGTCGTAGATACGCGCCGCCAGAACGACGGCAGGCTCTATTCCCACGGGCAGTACCGTTACGGTTCTGTCTGTCTGCCTGAGACGTTGCGTCAGGTCGGCATTCAGATCTGCCTTTAAACGGCGCAGTGCAGTGAAAACACGATCGTCAGTCGTCCGCTCCATCTCTTTCACGATTGCCTGGTTCAGGGTGTCGCGAACTACAGTGAGTTCATCCCACGACGGAGCATCAGGAGTGACGGTGTTTGTTGGCGCGTTGCTCAGCGCCGGGTGAGAGACATTCGCCACTATCGCAGCACTTTTACCGGAGGAGCCGGCAGCTGTCACAGCTGCCGGAGCGGGTAGTTTCGTTACTGTGTAAACCGCCTCGCTTAAGGCTGTAGTACGGATCGCGCTCGCAACATGGTTTCGCTGCTCTGTTTTGGATCTGGTGCTCTGGCTGTCGGTTTTCCACACTCCCCTGGGCGCCAGGTCTTTTCCAAGGCTGATACCCGAAAGAGCTTTTGCCATCGTGATCAGATCGGCAGAGTTGCCGTACAGCCGGTTGCCCGTTCGCCACATTTTTTGCAGCGACTCAATAAAGCCCTTCCCTGATGACGGAGGAGGAAGCAGCACCGAAATATCACCCTGGAGTAGACGAGCTCCAGCAGACACGCCATCGTCGATCATCTTCATGGCGTCTGAGACGTAGCCAACCATTCCACTGGCCTGCCCAATAACGTCCTGCTGCACAAAATCAGCCATGCTATCCATGCCAAACCCGTCGAATGCATCACTGATGCAGCTGTCCAACGCGGAGCATGAAGATCCGAGTATCTGGGCAGTTGCCGCACCTGATGTCGGGTAAGCCAGTTCACCGGCCTCGACGAACCGGAGGTCAAAGCGGACCACGCGGCCCTCTTCCTTTCTTGTGCTGACCCTGATCTCACCATCAACACAAACGCTGAGTTCACCAAAAGTTGGATGAATCAGCGTGCCGGGACCCGGTTTATTCAGCGCCTCCTTCAGCGCATCGCGCTGTTCGAAACAGTCATCCCCGATCACATAAGCTGTAATGGATGCGCGGAACGTGGCCTTACCGAGGTCTTCTGTATACGGTTTGTCACGATTGGGGTATTCGTGGGTTTCAACCCGGCGCCCGCCGGTGGAGTCTTCATCCTCAACTTTGAACGGGACGCCGCGAAACGAGGCGTTTTGCAATCGGTCTTTCCACGCCATACCATCTCCAGAAACAAAAAACCCGCCGATTGGCGGGTTTGGTTGGTCATAATGAAAATACTAAACAGGCTTAACTATTTTGCATTGAATCCATTTTATGCCGGATTGGCCGTTCTTATTTACCCCTGCTCTTGCTTTTCCGTTTTTGAATATATCAACGAAAAATTGTCCATTTGGAATTTTAAAAGTAAAAGCCATCCCTGTAATTATATTCGAAGTAAAGTCACCATCTTTAAACTCAGGGCTAAGCGAGGACATTCTTGCTGAAGTGTCATCCGTATTCTGGAAAACAAAAGCGCCCACTGATTTATCAAAATCATATGATGCTCTAGAAATTATTACTTTACCGCTTGCTGACTTAGCAGGGCATTCGATATCAATGGATGCGTTGATTTCTCCATTTCCATCAGCAGCAGTTTTTATATCATTAACAAAGGAGGTGGCCTGATTTTGCTTAGCAAAGGTTGTCAGTGGGACCGCCAATAGCAAGGCAAGCATTGTCGCAAAAACTCTCATTATCTTTCCCTGTACTTAACTAAAGGTACATTACCAGCACGATGACAGTGGCAGCATGTATCAGCCGCCCATCCCGATTTTACCGATACGGGTATAACCAACATCATGGTTAACGTCAATACCGCTGGACTTGGTGTCGATAACTCGCATGCCTGGAGGGGGGTTCTGAAAATCAAGAGTAACTGTGGCGGCTGATTTTTGTGTTTTTTGCGTTATTGCGTATGGATCATAGCCCTGGCTTGGGACACCAGTTCCATAGGCACCGTAACCACCGGCTCCCCACTGCGCGGCATTGGCTGCTGCGACTGTTTCACTGGCACCATCGGTAAACCACTCAATTATAGGTTTCAGCTTTGCCCACATATCCTGGAACCATTGTACAACCGGTCCCCAGTTATTGATGACCATGCCGAGAGGCGTCCAGCTGAAAACCTTCTGAAATAATGCCCATCCTGCATCGAAGTAAGGACCGACCGTGTCCCATAGTTTTTTGAAATAAGGACCAATTGCATCCCAGTTTGCAATGATCAGCCCGGCAGCAAGAGCTATTCCGCGAACGATAAGCCCAACCGGAGAAGCGCTGGCTACAAATGACATCACTTTTAAGGCTGCACTGGCCCCCATCACTGCCAGCTTAAGCGTTGTGAAACCGACAGCGGCACCCAGCAATGCCCTTACCATCCCCGGATTCCGGGATACAAAATCCGTCACCTTATTAATGAGGGGCATCATTCCTCTGGCGCTGGCGTTAATTTGGGGCAACAGCGCATTCCCCAAAGCAACACCAGCATGTGTAGCCTGGTTGTTGAGTAATTGCAGCTGGTTAGCCGTAGTCGCCGCACGCGCTTCATATTCCTTTTGCATCGAGCCGGTATACTGCGATGCATCGCCAACCATATTGAAGTTTTTCTTCAACAGATCCAGGTTCGCCAACAGGGGAGCTATTGCCCCCATTGACTCCTTGCCAAATAACACATTAAAAGCGGCAACCTGGCGGGTTTTATCAAGTTTAGAAATTTGCTGCAGGACAGTAAGCATTGTGCCCTGCGCATCTTTCTGCATAGACGCTGCCAGTTTTGTAGATGACAGGCCAAGCTCTTTCATACCAGCCTGCTGCTGTTTAGTGGCGCTTTTGCCAGCAGTAAGGGCGACCATGAAATTCTTGATACCGGTTGCTGCTACCTCCTGTTCAACGCCCACTCCAGCCATTGTCGCCCCAAGAGCGGCGATTTGACCCGATGTAACTCCAGCGATAGATCCAAGCGGGCCTATCCGGGTAACGATGTCGGAGATTTGCTGCGCGTTCGCAGCGCCATTGTTGGACAGATAGTTAATTTTATCCGCCAGCGCCACAACCTCGCCCTGAGTCATTTTGAACGAGGTTCGCCACTTCGCCATCATGTCCCCTGACTGATCTGCTGACTGGTCAAACGCAACACCCATTTTCAGGGCATCTTCAGCAAATTGTTTAAGATCCTGCCGGGCAATGCCCGCCTGTCCGCCAGCGGCAACCAGTTTTGCTATATCACTGGCCGCCATTGGCAGGCGATCGGACATTTTTAAGATGTCCTCTCCCATTTCGGCAAACTGCTTAGGGGTATCAAAATCCACCACTTTGCGTACGTCTGCCATCTGGGACTCAAATTCAATCGCAACTTTAGCTCCGGCAATAAATGGAGCGGCTAAAGCCCCGCCACCCACCAGATCTCCAACAGAGAAATCCGCCAGCCCGCTGGACTTAATACCCTTCTGAAAACCTTTAATCTTCTTCTGCATTGAGGACAACGCAGGAGACAATTTATCGACCCCGGTGATCAGGGCTTTCAGTTCAAATTCAGCCATTGGATTCTCTGTTAATGCGGTTGGCCTGGGTGGCGAGAAGCTCTAACGCCGAGAATGGCTCGGCGAGTAGATCGATGGGATTTATTTTCCAGTACTTCGCACAGTCGAAGTAATGATTCAGGATTTCTCCGGCGCTGACGTCGCGAGGAAAAAACCAGCCACGTCCCAGCTGATGCTGTTCAGATCCGCAGGGGACATCGCGTCAACTGAACTCAACGGGATACCTGCCAGCCGGGAAACATATTTAGCAATGACCCCTGCATCAAGTTTGATGCCCGCGTCGCCAGTTGTGACGTACGGGAAGCCAAGCTCGCGAACGTCCTTCCCGGTAGGCTCGCGAAGCTCGAGCACATACAAATCCTCGCCGTGTGCCCGCACTGCGGTTGTAAGCTGAATCTCTTTCATTACTGATAACCTCCCTCTTCACCGTGGAATTCGAGGTCAGCGGTGCCTTCCTCTGCGTTGTGGTTTGCCTCGCCATGCAGCCAGGCAGATGACAGTACATAGACCTGACCATTCGCCAGCTCAGCGGTGATCGTCATCTGGTCTGAAGTCGTCACTTTGTTGACCGGAAACTCTTTCGGTACCTTGAAGGTGCCCTTCACATAGGGCGCGCGGTGAGTCTCCTTACGGTCGACGTCACCGGCCATGCCAATGAGGTCATCGTTGATCGTGGTGTTCATTGGCACCTCGATACCACCGGTCAGCGACAGTTGCTGACCGTCAATCTTGAAGTAACACGTACCAGCAATGCGCGGCATTATGCGCTCTCCTCTGCATACTGAAGACGGAACTGGTTAAGCAGCGCGAACACTCGCAGCTGGTTAACGTAATCAGGTGGGTACAGCACGTTGATGCGGGCCGGGTCATTTGCATCGCGCTCAACAATCAGGTGCGCTTTAAACAGGTCGTAGTTTTCGACGATCCCCTCGCGCTCCATCTGTCGGTACGTCGACAGCAGTTCCCCTTTGATCACCGCCGGAGTGACAATCGCCTGGCCGGGGCCGAAGCGGGTTCCGTCGTTCGCCAGCTTATGGCGTCCGTACTTGCTGGTGATCACCGTCTTCAGGCGGCGCAGGACGTATGCGCTGGTATGCAGCGTTTCACTGTCCAGGTAGCTGTTATCGGCCACGCCATAAGCGTTTTTCTTATAGGTGGTGATGTCACGCTGAATGCGCAGCACGCCACCTTCGGTGTAGGCCGTCGCGATCCCGTGCGTTAACAGGGACTGCTGTTCAGTCTTGATAAAGCGCTTACCGCTCGGGGGTGGCAGCATGCCCACCAGTTCACCGGTCTGCGTCGGACGGGCCGGGTCGACACGCAGGAATACTGCGGCGCGGGCGGTGCGGCTGGCCGCCAGCTCGTCAGCACAGGACTGCACCGTTTTTTCGTACCCGGCGATCGTCAGGTGGGGGTCATTGAACGTGTCACCCGCGGTAATCAGATCGCTTACAACGGCAATTTTTGCGGTGTAGACGTGGCCGTAAATCTGGCGTAACCAGCTCCAGCGCCCGCTGGTATCGTTCATTTCCTGGCTGATGGTGTTAACTGACGCCGTGTCGCTAAACGGATGGCCGATATAATCGAAGGGCTCATCCCCCATCGCCGCGATCGTTCCGCTCAGCGCTGGCGCGCCGGTACCTGAGGCACCAGTGGCGATCGCAATATTCACGCCAGATGGCAGGGATTCGCCGCCGCTGAATCCGTAGTAATTCAGCGTTACCGGAATGTCGTTTGCCCAGGTGCCCTTATGGCGCGCCGTCAGCGTCACCACACCTGCGGCAGCAGCGGCAGTGTATGGCGTGCGCCCGTCAGCAGTAATGGCGCTGGCAATGGATGTGGCAATTGCGGCCACTGCATCAGTTGCACTGACGGCCGCCTGAATGCGGCGGTTACCGATATAAAGCGATACCACGCCAGCAGCCAGGGCAGAGCCTGTTACCGTCAGGGTGACCGCCGCTGCCGTTCCGGTCGGTTCCGGCACAGCGATAACCCAGAGTTCGCCGAAGGGGTCGGTTTTACGGTACGCCTCGACCATGCGCGCCAGCTGGCTGCCAGCGCCAGCAACCCGAACCGCGTAATCGGCTGTCGGCATGAAAACCAGCTGGTTGGTGGCGATGCTGGCACCCGCGTTGGCATGGCCGATTAGAAGCGAAGGGGCGCTGGTCTGGGCAGTGTTCGCCGCGCTATTGTCCATCTCCGCATAGAACAGTGGAACACGGAGATCAGACGGGATGGTGTTCATCGATACTGTCATTTAGTGCTCGCCTTATTTTCCGGTTCGTCGCCTTTTTCCGGCTGAACAATTGCAATATCCCCGTCGATTTCCCGACGGTACCAGTACTGGCTCTCTTCAACGTTTCGCCCTTCCTCAGGCAAAAGGTCGCCTCGGAGCGGGTCATGGACTGACCGCCCTTTTTTGGGTTTTACAAACATGGTTTTCCTCAGGTGGGAAGGTTGATTTCAATGTGGTGTTCGATTTCACCGTCTGGCCCGTGGCCCGGATCGATAAAATCGACATTGATGGAAAGGGTTTTGAACTCATCCAGCGCGTTCAAATCGTCCTGCTGCCGGGTGTCGTCTTCTGTCAGCTCAGACTCAACAACGAAGTCGAACTGATAACTCAGCTCGTGCCGGTTCACATCCAGCAGCGTACCGCCGTCATAGGTGATGGGGTTGCCGAATTCTTCCGGGTTCCAGCCCAGCAGCGCTTTAAAGAGCGCCTGGCGAACCTCATGCACCACATCGAAGGAAGCAAACTGGCCGCGTTCGTCACGGCTGTTACTGACGAACACAATTACGGAGAAGCCCTCGCGCAGCGTCTGCCAGTAATCTGTCTGGCTTTTTTGTTCCCCCGGCGAATCATCGCCCGGTACCACATAGGCCGCGGGCAGCAACATCTTGCCGATCTCAGGCAGATCCTTAAACTGCGCGGCACCGGCCACCCGGTTCTGAAATAAAGGGCAGCGGGCGCGCAGGCTGGCAATAACTGGTGTCAGTTTCATCAGCGGCGTTTCTCCGGCTTGAGTGAGAGGCGCAGCTCGCGCGCCAGGTAGTAGCGCGTCCACGGGCTGTTTTTCTGAAGCGTTTCGATCATGAAGTTGTTACGCGGTGCCAGCCGCCAGCCACTCCCCCCGGATGCACCCCGGTGGTGGCCACGCCGACGCTTAGCGCCGCCCCGCACACCGTAGAACAGAAACGCCGGGTAAAAGTCGCCGGTGATGAGCCGGTTCCCCTGCCCGTTTCGCTGGTTTGGCGCGATACGCGTCATGAACCCCGGACGGTTCCTGCTGGCCCTGGGCACCATATAGCCGATGGATTTTGCCAGTCGGCCGCTCTGGTACCCGGGGTTTTCGCCAGGCTCAGAGCGTCCCCGTTTCATCACCAGGCGGCGGGCATCACGCATGTGGCGCTGGCCGATATGGACGAAGGCCCGGCGGACGCGCGCCCGGTTGAAGCGCATCTCTTTGGGCTGCTGAATATCAACGTGAAAAAAGGGAGTTGCCATTACTGTTCCCTCCGGTTATCGCTGGCTCTGTTCCAAGCTCGGTACACTCAAGCAGCAGGTAACGTCGCTTACTGTTCAGGTCGCGGGCCCGCCTGACGCGGTACACCTGTTCACCCTGCACCACTTCAAAGTCACTGGTGATCCCGCGGCGCCAGCGCACGGTGATGTAGTGCGTGATCGCGTTGTCGGTCTGGGCTGTTTCCTGGTAAGTGGTTGCACTGGTCTGGACGACCTTTGCCCAGACCGGATAAGACTCGGGGTAATCAGGACGGGTACCGAGATCTGCTGCGGGAACATCGACCCGTTTACGGAGCAGCACCCGCTTATCAAGCTCACCCGGATCGGGCAGCAGGTAGGTCGCGCTTGTGCGCGTTGATCGGAGTTGCATATCAGAATCCCGAGACAGGCAGGCGGCGTGGCTGCAGCAGGAACTCGAAAGACATCGGTGTTGCTGATTTTTCAAGCTCAGATACAGAGCTGCGGTTTTCGTACCAGTGGCTGACCAGCATCAGCAGCCCCAACCGGATATCCTCTGTAATAACCATGCCATCCTCATCGAGATCCGGGATTTCATCATTGGTTTTATAGAGGTTCCGGTTGAGATAGGTGGTTGCTCTCGCCTCTGCTGCCAACGCCAGCATTTCCAGAAGCCTGTCTTCGTCCGTGAAGTCATTCTCCAGGCGGCACTGCATTTTGATTTCATCCAGCGTCAACAGCATGACTTCACCTTATTTGCTTTTCGCTTTAGCCTTTGCTTCGGCGTCAGCTTTTTCTTTGGCTTCTGCTTCGGCCCTGGCTTTAGCTTCTGCTTCTACTTCGGCCTTCTGTTTCGCTTCGGCGTCAGCTCTTTCTTTGGCTTCTGCTTCTGCTTTATCCGTTGCTTCGGAGTCATCACCGATCTGCTCGGCATAACCTTTTTTAATCAGCTCGCGGCCGTGTTGCTCCAGCGTTTCAAACTCGCTGCCTTCAATCTGCACAGCGCCGTTGAAATATACCGGTTTAAGGGATCGCATTTTCATTCAGGCTTCCTCAGGGGAAAAGGCGGCCCGTAGGCCGCAGTTATGGATTATTCGCCACCAGGAGCCGGTGCGGTGAAGCTGCCATAGATAAACGCTTCAGGGCGTTTCACCGCCAGCGCAAGACGCTCTTCGCAGCGGATCGAGATCATGTTTTTCTCGAAGTCGTCGGCGTTCTCTGTGGAGATAACAACGTTGGCATCTTCGCGATCAAAGATTTGCGCACCAGCATTGAATGCACCGGTCAGGAATTTACCCTGGAATGCAGCGGCCTCGGTCGCCACTACCGGCAGACCCCAAAGAGTTGGGCCAGCCAGCGCAGCCGGGTTCGCCAGAATGTAGCGGCCCAGAGTGTCCTTGGTGAGTTCAATCTTCGCCCAGTCCATGAAATGCAGGACGTGACCAGAAGCCGGGAAGCGTGCCAGTTGCGCCTGTAGCATCGCCAGACGCAGATCATCGATACCGTTCTGCTGCGTAACGCTAAATGCCGCAGCATAAGCAGATGCCTGAGGGACAATGCCGTCCAGGTGAGCGCCGGTACCATCACCGAAGAGAATTTCCTGTTCTTCGACGTATTTCAGCCCATAGCGAAGCTCTGCATCAATCGTTGACTGAAGCTGTGGCATATCGTCGAGGATCTGTTTCGCCGCCTTGAACAGGTGTGCAATAGTGCGAACCGGCGTGATTTTTTCAGCAAAAGCGATATCGCTGTAAGGTTTAGTGGTATTTTCCGCTACTGCTTTAGCGTTATTGGTAAAGCCTGTCTGCTGCACCCAGTAAATGGTATTTGACTCGGTGCGCCCAGGGGCAATCAAATCGCGGATAAACAGACGCTGCTTTGGCTGCGTATCAATACCAGGCAGACGATCCGGCGCAACAATCTGACCGGGAACATTCACTGACAGTAAAGCGGCGCTGACAGGAATGCTCAGGCGCTTGTTGCCTTCCACGCCTGCAGCAAATGTTTTAAGCGCTTCAGAAGAGATAACCTGACGACCAACGCTTTCCACGACTTTGGCAGCGTTGCTCAGCGGCATCTGGGCTACATGTTGCTCCAGCTCCCCCAACGAAGCTTTAAGCACTTTTTCCGCTTCACGCATGGCGTTAAGCTCGGACGCCATCTTGTCCACTGTCTCTTTAGTTTCACTGGACAGAGACCCAGCTTTTCTGGCCTCTTTCAGTGCATCTTCTGCTTTCGCATTGAACTTGCCGGATGCTTCTTCAATGCTGGCGGTAACTTTTTTAAGAATTTCGTTTACTTCAGACATAAAGGGTCCTTATTTGACTAACGCCGACAGGGCGCTTTCAAGGGAATTGATGGTTTCAGGTTTTATTTCATCGGTAGCGCCCGGCGTACCAGCAGGATCGGCAGCAGCGCCTGGCGTGCTGCCTGATAAGGCTTTAAGAAGTTTTCGCCGCTCAGAGCGTGGGGTATTCGCTTTCGCCAAAAGCGCGTCGAGCTTGCGCAGGGCGGCAGCAGGGCTGTCGTCGTCGTCAGCGATTTCGTCGGCGGAAAGCAGGCTGTCAGCAAAGCCTCTCTCAACGGCATCACTGCCGCCGATATAGGTTTCGCCGTCCATCATCTTTCCGACGGTTTCGGCATCAAGACCGCTGCGCGCCTGGTAGATATCGCTCATCGCTTTATCAAACGGTGCAAGGTCAGCGGCGATCTGCGCCAGGTCGTGACGGTTACCCATCGCGCATACCCAGCAGTTATGGATCATCAGGAATGCACCGCGCCCGATCTGCACATCGTCACCGGCCATTGCGATGACCGACGCCGCCGACGCAGCCAGACCCAGAACCTTCACGGTGACTCTGCCTTCGTACTCGCGCAGCAGGTTATAAATTGCCAGGCCTTCAAACATATCGCCGCCAGGGCTGTTGATGTTAACCGTGACATCCGCGCCGTTAAGGGAACGAAGCGCCCCGGCGATGCGGCTCGCCGTCACGCCCTCGCCATACCAGTCGGAACCGATTACATCGAAGACAGAGATGCTGTTTTCACCAGACTTTGCGGCTTTAATGCCGCCGTTCCAGCGCTCCATAGCGGAAGACGGCAAATCGCGCTTTTCGCGCGCATAAGGCCGCCCCTCCGGCGCTGCCGGAAGACTTTTAACTGTCATTGGGGTTGCTCCTAAGCCGCCTGTTTAAGCGGTGATTGTTCGAAAGGAATATCCGGGAAAACGGCATCGTGGACTTCACGCAGCAATTTAGCTTTTGCGGCTGCGCTGTTTTTGCGTAAATCTTCAAGCGGTGTCAGGTTCAGTTGTACGGTGTAAATATCACCACCCTCAATTGGCGGAAGATTCTCCAGTCGGCGAACATCATTACGCGACATCCAGCCGTTTTGCAGAGCCGTAGTGTAGTAGGCTGAGCGCCCGGCGCTGTCTGCGCGCAGCAATCCCTCAACGGAGAACTCAGCAAACAGGTCTTCATCGCCGTTAAGCAGGCAGCGTGAAATCTCCTGCTCGATATTTACCAGCATCGGGCGCAGCGTATTGGTCAGGAACAGCAGGTTCATCCCCTCAACGCTCGACGCCCAGCTGCTCTGCTTGTCCACATGACCCACCATAAAGGGCGGCACTCTGAACCAGCGGCAAATCTCTTCAATACTGAAAGATCGTGATTCCAGCATCTGGGCGTCTTCAGGATTAAGAGTGATCCCCTGATAGGACATGTCGCCTTCAAGCACCATGACCTTGCCGGCGTTTTTTGACCCAACGAAGCGGTTGAGGTTTTCGCGGTTCTTCTTACGCTGCTCTGTGGTAAGCAGGTTTTTGGAAAGAAAGAAACCCGACGTTTGAATGCCGTTTTCGAAAATCTTGGCTGCTGATTCTTCTACGGCCATAGCGGCCCCGAACACATCTCGACCGGTGCGCATCGGCATCATGCCGCAGACACCATCCAGGCCAAAACCCCGGATGTGCATCATGTTACTGACAGGGATGATGCGCGGAACACCCTTCTCGGTATAAGTGTATTGCAGCTGGCCGTTGTCCAGGCGCTCCACCTTCATGGACTGAGGAAGAAGCGGCACCAGCGAAACCAATTTGCTGCCGATCATCTTTTTCTCAACGTAGGCATTCCCCCGCAGACAGATGCTGGCAACCACCATTAGCATGAAGCGGGAAGGTGTCATTTCACTGTTCGGACGTCGGCACAGCACCTGGTAAGCCGGATGTGTGAGCGCCAGTTTGCGGGAGCCGTCAGCAGCGCGTTCGTATACTTTCATCGGCAGGGTGGAAACAGACTCACTCAGCAGGCGCACGCACGCCCATACAGAAGACAGCGCCAGCGCTTTTTCTGCGGTCACGACTTTGCCGCTGCTACTGGCGCCGTACCACTCCTGCCAGAAAGCCGCGTCATTCAGCCCAATCGACTCACCGAGCCAGTTAACAATCGCGCTTTTGATGCGGCCCGGCCGTTTTTTTTCCTTCATCAGATACCTACCATGATCGGGTCGTCAAAAAAGTCATCAGGATCACCGCTTTCCACCAGAACAGCGTCTTCCGCCGCCCCGATCGCCATGGCAGATGCCACTACGCCATCGATGCGCCCGGTGCTTTTCTTTTTGGCAAAGATGCGGTTGTCCTTCTGGTCAGCCTCAAGAACTGCAGAGGCGGCATTCCATCGCAGGCAGGGGTTAGTTCGGATAGCAAGCGCCCTGTTGTTCAGGTGCTCTTCAAACAGCTCAATTGATCGCGGCATCCACAGACCAGACTCCTGCGCTTTATAGAAGCCCTGGCCGTGAGGGATCAGGTCAACGCTTACCGATTCGTTTTCCAGTTCAGGTTCAAGATATTTAATTCGGTACTGGTCAAACGCGATGCATTTAATATCGTATCTGGCTGCCAGCTCACCGATACGAACGGCAACAAAACCGTAATTCACCGCTTTACCCGGCGGGGCATGGATGTAACCGTTTCGCAGCCAGGCGTCATAGGGGACGTGGTCGGTTTTGGCTCTCTCGAGCAATGTGTCTTTAGGGGTCCAGAACTCGACCAGAAGCTTTTTCGATTTCGGGAAGTAAAGCGCAAGCGCAGTAAGGTCACGTGAACCTGACAAGTCCAGCCCGCCATAGCATTCCTCGCCTGTCAGTTCTTCAGGATCGAAGTCCTCTTCGCAGTTCATCCATGTGTCACTGTCAACCCACGGATCAGCTGACTCCACCCACTGGCAGAAATTGAGCCGCCGTACGATGCTCTCTTTCGACGGCATACCGCGTGCCTGCGTAACCTGCTCGCGCAAATATTTGTCTGTAAACGTCTGTCCCAGTGATGGGTTAGCCTTACCCCAGCAGGTTTCATCTTTAAACGGGTCGTCGCCTTCATCCAGCGAGCAGATGAAGCTGAAAAAGCTATCATCTTCCAGGTCACCGGCTGCAACCTTGCGACCGTATTCGTGATATTCGAAACAGACGCTGGTTTTATCGTGCCCGCTGTTGGTTATGAGGAACATTAAAGCCTGCCGCCGCCCTTTGGTACCAGCGCGCATCATTTCAACAACAGCGTTAGTCTTGTGTTCGTGAACCTCATCTATCAGTGCGCCGTGCGGACGCGGACCCGACTGACCGTCGTCTGAGCTGATTGGCTTAAAAAAAGAACCTGTCTGCAGGAACGCCAGATTCCAGACGTTCAGGCCGGTGCCGGATTTGGTAATGCGCTGCGCCAGTGCGGGGGACTGATCGACCATTGTCACCGCATCGCGAAAAAGGATCATCGCCTGGTCTTTTTTTGTGGCCGCCGCGTAAATCTCAGCGCGCGGCTCTTTGTCCGCCATCAGAAGATAAAGGCCAACGCCGCCCGCCAATGGCGACTTGCCCGAACCCTTACCTGACTCGATGTAGCTCATGCGAAAACGGCGCGTGCCGTCCTCTGCCTTCCAGCCGAAAAGAGAACCAACAATGAAGCACTGCCACGGCAGCAGGATAAATGGCTTGCCCTCATGCTCACCGCCGTTAAGCTTCAGCACCTTAGCGAAGAATTCTATGACACGCGTTACTGCCTCAACATCCCAGAACAGGCCCCTTCTCGGCCCCTCCTCCAGATCGCGAAGGTGTCGCGCGCAGGCGGCGCGAATATCCGGCCCAGCCAGTTTTTTTCCGCTTGTAACGTCAAGTGCGTATTGAGTGGCCGGGTCAACCGAAGAACTGGTTGAGCGGGTCTTCTTCTTTTTCTCCACCATTAACATTTACCTTCGATCGCGCTGCAGGCGTTAAGCCAAATTCCACCAGATAACTTTTGAAGCGGCGATCTGCATCAGCAAGCATTGATACCGCCGGGTTTGCTTTGATAAGAAATCCGCCTTCAGTCTGAACCGTGTAGGTTCTGCCTTCTTCGGCAATCGTGATCCGTAACTGGAGAATGTCAGCGTAGATATCACACAGTCTTTCGAGCGCCAGAACGTCTGCGACGGTCAGCACGCCCATTTCATCAAGAAGAACAGTCAGCTTTCCCCACGCCACTTTTCCCCAGTCGGTGAGGTGTGACGGCGGACTCGGGATCTCTCTTGCGGGTGAAGGTTCTTTGTCGTTAAGTTTTCGCTTGCCCGGATTGCCGGTAACGACCTTAAGGTGGGTCGGTTTCGGGCGTCTTCCTGCCATCGGAACCTCCCAGAAAAAAACTTTTCATTTCGCGGTTGTGCATAAAAACGGGGGCGGGCGGTCAGGAAGTCGCTGCCTCCTGAACTCTGCTCCCGCCCTCACCAGAGTGGTTGATAATCGTTCTCATCTGTGCCAGTGGGATGACGGGGCAAGGGGCATGCCGTTCTCGTCGCACCCGATGACGTGACCGCGCTTCTCTTCGCGCTGCTTGGTGGAATCGTGGTGCTGCTTACAGAGGGGCTGCCAGTTGGCCTTGTCCCAGAATAGCTTCTGAGCCTTGGCTATAGCTTCCTGCGTCCCGCCGCTCAGCGCTTCTTTCAGTTTGTGCGGTTTGATGTGATCGACAACGGTAGCCGGTACAGCCCGGTTTTGCCGCAGGCACATGACGCATAAAGGATGAGACTTCAAAAACGTCAGTCTGGCTTTGTCCCAGCGGCTGTTATAAATACGTGGCGTGGGCATGTTTGCTCCAATAAAAAACCACCAGCTAATGCTGATGGCTCACGACTGAATGACTCTCTTTGAAACTCGTACGATGCGCACAAAAAAGCCCCGCAGAAGCGAGGCTTAGTTTTATCCCGTAAAGGGGATATTTATGATTTATCCGCTATAGCCATTACGATAGGTCGGAATATGATAGCAGCAATCAAATCACCGTTTAGTACCACTGCCACAATTGTAGTAATCAGGAAAAGATCGAGACTATTTCATATTTAAAGAATTAACTAACTTTTGTTTCAGCGAAAGTTTTGGCTGAAAGATAACCAAGTCTGACTGCATAGTACTTAAGAGTTCGCAGAGCCCATTTTTGGGTTTGTTAAGCTTTGCGTACTTAAAATAAAGATCTTTAAACTTTACCCAATCCTCATGAGTTTTTGTACCAATAAACAGCTCTTCACTTATGGCCCAACTTTGCTCCGCTTTAGCAAACTCTTCCTCAAGTGCCTGCTTTTGATACATCGCCTTTAATTCCTTGGTGTCCGCTACAGGATTTTCCACAGCTCGAAATGATTTTATATTTCGACCAATGTTGGAAAGAAAAACTAAATTCTGATCTGGCATCTTCAATAACAGATCGTGCATGCTAATTATCGATTTTTTGAAGTCAACTTTTACTTTCAATTGTTCTTGCTCTCGCCAAGTGCTAAGGGCTCTGAAGGCGTAATAAAGCATTACAAACGAGGTTATTGCACTTATTGAAGCCGCAACTAACATCCAAAAAGTCCATTCCGCAGCTGCTTCTGTTGCCAGCATTGTCCTAAGTGCATATGCCGCTGATTCCTTAGCAGCAACCATGGACTCCAGTGAAATCATGTCTGCATCTAATAATGGTTTTCCCATAACCGTCTCCTATTTTTTTGGAGCGATTATACTTCATGCGCTCAACTATGATTGAGTTCAAATTTTACAAACACGTTTCCATGCAAGGTTATGCGCTAGGATGTCTTTCTTCGTCTGCTTATCCAGCACATCAATGTCGTGTTCAGTCAGGTAGATTGGCTTTACCCAGTCACAGGCGGTATCAACCACCACCGGGACGCTTCCACGAGTCATGCAGCTCGCGATCAACATCGTCATCAGGCATATGGTTAACAGTCTGCTGTACATTGCTGGCCTCTTTCGTTGCTTCTACCCGGCGTTCTGCTGCTGCGACCGTTGCCGCGGCGTTATCTTCGGTGCGCTGCTGATCAGCTTTTACTTCCGCTTTGCTGGTGCCGCGTGAATGGCCTAATCCAAATGCGCCAGCGATAGCAGCGATCACCGCTGCAGCCAGCCCAATAATCACTTCGATACCCATCTTGACCTCACAACAGAACGGACTTCGCCAGGTTGAACAGAGTGCGCCGTTTCTCCAGGCCGTTACGCCCGCCATTGATGATCAGCGTGACGCGCTCAACATCTCCCGAATAAAGCAGGCAGCCGTGAGACACGTAAAACCATGCTGCTGATCGCGCGGCATAGACATCCTGCTCCAGCAGCTCGGGGTGGGTTACCAGATCCAGCTTCAGCGCCTGCCCGCAGTTACGGTAGTTGCTCAGGCCTGTGATCTGCTTCAGACCGCGGCCCCGGTATTTCCAGCCGTCACCAGCCACTTGGTTGCCCAGGTTCTTTTTTCCCCACTCTCCGCCATAAACCAGATTGGCGATCGCTTTCTGGTTAGCTGGCTGCGTGGCCGTTCTGCCGAGGGCTGCGGCCTGTTGCGCTGTGATGCGATGCTTACCAAACACTGACACCAGATTGTCTGCCGCATAGTTCAGGTTTTCCACCAGCCGGGCAAAGCCACCGGATTCATGGCCCATCTGAGCGATGAACATGGCCTGATCGAGCGGCGCGGTTATGCCGTATTCCTTCATTGCAGCGTCAATATGCGGAAACCAGCGCGCAGCTAACCCGGCGCTGATACCAGCCGCCTTCTGAAATTGTGTTTGTTTCATTATTGCCTCAGATGATCAACCAGGCGCGCAACGTTGCCTCTGACGGCCACCAGCACGGAAAGGAAAATGACGTTGGCCCCAATGGTGGCCCACGATGAATGAGGGTATATGCCGCACAGATAGGCTAACGGCACCGCGCTGTACGTGACTGTAATCAACCACGCCAAGCGGGAAACCCACGGGCGATGACGTGAATCACCGCGACGGTAAAACATCAGGGTGATCACTACCCCGGCGCAGAGCAGCGCGTTGATAGTTGCTGTCGGGTCATTTAGAACCACCAGAACCTCCCCGGCGCGTTATCAGCGCCACCAGCGAGCCGACATCCTGGTTATTCAGGAACGTCAGGATTTTTACGGCTAATGCAGAAACGATAACGGCACCAATGGCGTCCAGGGGTTTGTCGCTGTAACCGGTCAAGTTAGCCAGCTTCGACCCGACCAAGCCAGAGCACAGAATGCCAGCGATATAGGACACGATAAAATAAGCAAGTCGGCGTGCTGCGCCCAGGTCAGCGGCTGTGGCGATGTAGAATACAGCCCCTGCAAACGCGCCAAAAACCACACCGTAATCGGTCCCGGTCAGCAGTCCATAAACGCTGGCACCCGCCAGAGTGCCACCGGCTAACCCCGTGCCGGAAATTGGATCGGACATTGGTCCCCCTCAGTGCTGTGAATCCTCTCAATATGAGGGGAAAGAATGCCGCTGTGCGGCTGGGTATCACTCTGTCAAAGGCCATCGGAATGACCTTTTGCACAGTGTTATTTACTAGGTTTGATCAGGGGCCAAAGCAGCGCAATCACTCCAGCCACCAGTACACCATCTGCCAGAATCGACATCATCTTGCTGGTGAAGTCGATGGCCACCACAAGGAACAACAACACCCCGGCGGCGGCCCAGCGAAGATTGCCGATCACAGATATTGATCCAGGGGAAGCTGCAGGGCCTGGGCGATTTTCTTCAGCTGCTTCTCTTCTTCTTCACCGATTCCGTCGTTATCGGCTACATCGAGACACAGGCAAAGAACATCAACAGCGTCGCTTGTCCCGGCTACATCACCCAGTTCGCGCAGCGCCTGAGCATTAGCAGAGCGCGGGGAAGCTTCGTAGCGAGCGCGAATATTGCTGCTCATCTGTGCGATCTCGCCAGCGAACGGGGCGAAGGCTGGCAGTGCAGAGATTGTTTTCTCCAGTACAGAAATTTCCTTCGCGTCGCAGGTGCCATCGGCGTACGCGATGGAGTATGCACCCCATACAGTGGCCTCAACGGCGTCGCGGTTTTCCATCTTCTTAACTTCCACGACGGCCTTACGCGCTTTCTTTTTAAAGATACCGAACATAGTGACTTTCCTTTTAGTGGTGAGCCTTACGCTCAGAGTGGAACAGCCCGCAGATGTAGTCACACTGACCCACTGCTAAGGCTCACCCTGAAAGACTCTGCGGTTTAATGCGCCGAGCGAGGCGCGGATATGAAAAAAGCCGCCAGTTGGCAGCCTTGTAAAACATTTTGTAGGTATGACACCCACAAAAACCTTGACCATCTCATTAAAGGTGGGTATTATACCTACAAGTTAACGAGATGGAGGATTGATGAGCAGTGCAGAGTTAATGAACATACTGATGGCTGATGGATGGGTTAAGCAGCGGCAAAACGGAAGTCACGTAACGCTGAGTAAGCCAGGGGTAAAGGAGATTATCACCGTACCCCACCCCCGAAAGGATGCATCAAAGGGGGTTATCCGACAGGCTCAAAGAACATCAGGAATTAAGTTGTTATAACAAGGGTGCGGCGCAAGCCGCCCCTCTCTGCAAAGGTCATCATCCGTAACTGATGAGGTGAATATGATTTATCCGCTCTTTATTTTCAGAACAGACAGCGGCACGTATGACGGCTATTTCCCTGATGTGGAGGGATGCTTCTTTGCCGGAGATACGTTCGAGTCGGCCATACGCGATGCGGAAACCGCGTTCGGGCAGCACATGGAGGTGCTCACGGAGCAAGGCGGCCATGTTCCAGCGCCACGCGATCCGGGTAATTATCTGGGCGACGAGAGATTAACCGCCGATGATGGCTTTCTCGCGCTGGTGGAGATTGATCCGACGAAGTATGAAACCAAAGCTGTTAAGTTCAATCTTACGATGCCCGGCAATCTGTTGAACGCGATGGATCGTTACATCGAACAGAACGGGCATAAAAACCGCTCTGCGTTTCTTGCCGACTTAGCAAGGAAAGAGATCGCCAGAAACTGATTTAAGGGCACCTCCGGGTGCCTTTTCTTTAGGCGCAAAAAAACCCGCACTGAGGCGGGTTTAATTTCGTGCAGGCGTTATATCCCACGGTTTGAAGCTTACACGACAACTTCGGACAAAAGCAAGTTTTCTGTAGATAAAATGCTAAATTTTGTAGGCTTCTTCGCAAAGTGTGGTTGCAGCCTGAAATTCTCTGGCAGCCCTCCCTTCTTCCTGTTGGCAAATGTCCACCAGCGCCTCCAAAAAAGGTTTCCAGTTGCGCGTCCATGTCCTTACATGCAGATCTGGCAAACGTTTAAGAATCGCTTTATGCGCAGCTGTAGAGGGCACCGATGAAAATCCATTTCCAGAACAACGCTCACAGGTTTTAAACACCGGGGCGCCCTTTTTCTTTGTCTCTGCACGGTCAAGCACTTCGCCTTTACCTCCGCAACGACAGCGGGCATGGATCACTCCCTTACCGCCGCATGTTCCGCATGTACGTTTCACAAGCTCACGCTTAATCTTCGGGGCCACAACTTCAGCACCGTCTGCATCGAAAATTCCGGGGTGCTTGATTACATCCTCGAGCTGGTCTGTAAAGCCGGTACCGCCGCAGCTGTTACACGGCGCGCTGGTGGCCGCCGAACGGGAATACTCTGCAAAGGCGTATTGCGCCAGAAGCTGCATGCACCAACCGAACTCTGCACCCGCTGCTTTACGCACGTTCTTCGGTGCGGAATCCATTGCATGACGGGCCAGCGCCTGAACCGCCATCTGCTCATCCGTTTTGCTGATCCCGGCCTTGCCGAAGAATGCCGCCAGGCCGAAACGCGCCCGGCTGCTGGTGGTGCCGATGGCCGCCATTACGTCAGTGCCAGTGAGGCGATCCGGTGATGTACCTTTCACGCTGTCACTGATGAGCATGCCCTGGGGGCTGAAATGTTTAAGAGCTGCCTCCAGTTTCATTATTCGCACTCCCCTACCAGATTAAGAATGACCGCCTCGCCGTCGTTTTCCATATATTCCCCCTTTCCGCTTTCCATAAACCAGCGGCACACTTCAACCGCCTCAGCGCGGGTTACGGGCTTGATGGTCTCCAGCAGTTTTTCCAAATAGCGCTCGCGGTCATACACCGACTGATGGTGCTCGGAGTAACCATATTCGTAACCGAGTTCCTTGCCAGCCGTGTTGCGCACCTCGTAAAGCCAGTCCCAGTAAATAAATTCACGAACCACATCTGAGAGGGTGTTAGGTTCCGGCAGAACGTCACGGTAGCCATCAACATATACGCGGCGCTGATCGTCTATTTCTGTCATGCGTCCCCCGCCGATGTGACCGGACTCCAGTTCTTCGGAGGTCCAGCCCCAGTCATAATCATCAATAAATTTCTGTGAGGACTTAATCACGCGTTCAGCTTCTACATCATCGAATGCTGTTTCGTAGTTGCCGAACTGTGCTCTGACGCCAGCAGCCTTCTGAATATTCTCGCGCGCTGCCTTGATAGCGTTCGCCGGGTTATCCATGCCGATGGTACCGAATGCAACCTGGAAAGGATCGGCACCATTCACCAGCAGATAACGGGAATATCGTTCACCGGCCTCTTTCGGGCTGATCTTAATTTTCTCCAGCGCAGCTTCAGCAGCGTCCAGGTGTGCGGGTTCGTTCAGTCGGATCACCTCAAGCACCCAGAGATAAGCATCAGTCTGTTTATGGCCGGTGATTTTCCTTTGAGCCGGCAGCGGCTTGATGTTCGCCAGGGTGGTGCTGTGCGCTGCCGTCGGGATTGTGAAGAGTGCTTTATGTTCGATGTTATCTGTACGCATTACGCAGCCGCCTTTTTGTAGAAAACCAATTCACGAACCTGATCGCCGTTCATGAGCATGTTGTTAAAATCATCGTGATCGGGCCAATAGACACTCACACGCTGCAGGTCATTTTTCGCCAGCAGGTTCGCATGCGCGCATTCATATGCTGCCGCCAGCCCTGTGGCGCTGTTCTCGTCGCGATCAGCGAAAATAATCAGATGCTTCACGCCTGCCGGGACCCTGAATTTCTTCATAAATCCGCTTGTCATGGTTGCCCAGGTATTCACGCCGTAGAGCTGGTGCGCTGAAAGGGTTGTTTCGATGCCTTCGGCAATGCCAAGCGTGCTGGCAACAGGGAACATACGAATCGCCACTGAACGGGCATGATCCAGGTAATTGTCCTCTTGCAGGGATTTCTGACGCTTTGCGCTGGTGCCGATGTCGGCCTTTTTTGAGCCGTCCAGAAGCGTCTGATGCAGATAGCAAAGCTCACCTTTATCATCAGTGGCCAGAGAGTAGAGGGACTGATAAACCGCTCCGTTGTGGCGTTGCTTATCGTTGAAACGGATAGCCTCAGCCGGGAGCTTATAGATGCCGCGCGCATTGAGGTAATCGGCACCAGTGGTCCCACGCAGCGGTGCCAGTTTAGAAAACTTACTGAGCACCCTTTGACGCAAGCTGCCCGCGCTGGTGGTGACTGGTACTTTCAAGCGAGTGAAGGTGTTGCCGATCAGCTCATCAATTTCACGGCAAATCTCATTGAAGGGTTTACCCTGGGTTTGCGTAACCAGTTTCAATCCATCGCCGCTACCGCAGGTACAGATCCAAGTGCCGGCACCGTCACGGTCATCGATACGGAACTTACCAATTGAGTCACATAGCGGGCATTTGCCTTTGAAGTGATTTTTACCGGTGATCGGCGGCAGTCCGTAATGTTCAAAAATCATGGCCCACTGGCCCTTTGCTGCTTCCGCCGTCTTCATACTCGTTTTCCTAACTGCTGTTTGATTTCTTTCATCTGGTTTCTCGCCAGCTGAATTCTGGTCGGCTCAGGCTGGCATTCTTGCTGCGCCTGCAGCACCTGCGCTTTCTCGCGCTGCTTAGCAAAAGCGATCTGTTTGTGCCTGATGAAGTTCGAAACCGTAGGGGTGATGTCCATCGGGTAATCGCTCAGGCCGTTTGGCCACTCCCCGAAACGCTCATGGAAAGTGTGTTTGCACCAGCCATCGCTTACGGGCTTTTTGCCCAGCGACTGGCGCTGACGCTGGTAAAACTTAATCTGGCTCCACCAGGCCTGTTTCTCGGCCTTTGTGGGCTGACGCTGCTCGTTACCCAGCTTTTTTAGTTTGCGTCCAGTGTCTGTATCGATATCTTCACCGGCCAGCGGCTTGTGGCCGCATTTCGGGCAAACGTAGACGCCAGCTGGTTTCATGTAGTGGCATTGCGAGCATTCATGCGGCAGCTTCTCTTCGCGTTCTTCGGCTGCGTGGCGCGCGCTTTCCTCCATCCCGTCAGTTTTGCCCGGGAGATCGTCATATTCGATAGAGTCCGGGTAACCCAGGCGATGTACGGTGCCGCTGTGATCGAAGATGAGGCAGGACTCTTTACCCGGCGCGGTGCGAAGACCGCGGCCCAGCGCCTGTAACCAGCGAATTTCGCTTTTGGTTGGCCTGGCGTAGATGATGCAGCGAACGTCGCTGTCGAACCCGGCCACCAGGACGCCCACGCTGACGATGATTTTTGTAGCACCGGTTTCAAAGCGATGAATGATGGTCTGGCGATCCTCCACAGGCGTGTCAGCAGTCATAACCTCGGCGTTAACACCAGCCTGGTTAAACCGGATAGTCAGGAAATTGGCGTGAGCCACGTTCACGCAGAACGCGATTGTCGGCAGATCCCGGCCATGCTCCAGCCAGTTCTGTACGATATCGCCCACCAGCGTGGAACCGCACATAATCTCGGCCAGCTGCGCCTCGTTGTAATCGCTGCCGAACTCCAGTGACGGGGCCGATTTGACGCCTTTCAGATCCGGCTTAGTAGGCGCGTAGAACTCGTAATTGCTCAGGTCGCCACGCTGGATCAGTTCGCCGATGGTGGTCGGTTTAATGAGGCGGTCATAGTATTTACCGAGGAACGGCGAAAACGGTGTGCCTGACAGGCCAATCACTTTCACACCGTTGGCGCGAAGGCGTTCGATGTCCTGCAGGATGCGCTTTTTACGCAGGTGCGCTTCGTCGATGATCAGCAGATCGATGTTGTCAGGGAACACACGGCGAATAAGCGTATCGGCGCTGGCAATCTGGATTTTTAGTGACGGATCGTAGTTTGGATGATCTGCCCATATGTACCCGATTTCGTCACCCGGTAATCCATATTCAACAAAGCGGTTTGCCGTCTGACCGATCAGGATGGTGTATGGCGCGCAGAACAGAACGCGCTTGCCACGGCTGACGAACCCGGCAACGATGAATGCGGCCAGCCCCGTCTTGCCGCTACCGGTCGGCGAGTACACCATGAAAGTGTCGTTTGCCTTCCAGTCCCGGCGCAGCATGTTAAGCGCGCGTTCCTGTGCAAAATTCGGTGTGATCGTCAGCTGCATTGTGCTGCCCCCGCGGTGATGAGATAATAATTTTGTGATGTGGTTTTCATGGATTCCCCTCACATGGCTGGCGGCCTCCCCAAAGGTTGCCAGCCCCCCTTCTAAATCAGCTCCCCCTGAAATTCACTCTTCCAGGAAGAACCTTCCTCGTTTCTCTGCGCCTTCAACTTTCGTACTACCTTGCTGATACGACGCTTTTTTGTGGTTCAGCTCTTAAGACTGAGATCTACCTAACCTATGGATCTCTCCTGTTGGAAAAGGCCCTATTCCTACCCCTGCACCCAATCCCCCCTTACCCCCCTTTCCCTCTTCCCCATGAAAACGTACTACTTCCCTAGTACACATGGAGAGAGGTTCTGGTGGTTGCCAACCTGAGCAGGCACCTTTAAGCCTGCATCTGAACGGGTACCTTTAAACCCGAAACAATCAAGAACGCGCTTGCGTTCCAGCCAGGGGTGGTTCAGCGGTATACCCCTGCAAAGCTCTGCCGTGATTCCTTACGAACAGGCGAAGCCGTGTGTTTGCTTCGTGCCTTGCCCGGTTCTCTTTGCGGTAAGAAACCGGCTCGGCTTCATACGATTCCTGGTACACAGCCGCATAACGTTGAATAGCTTTTTGTCGTGCGGATGGTGCCAGGGTTAATAGCTGCTGCTTTATCCATTCCGAATCTGCCTGGCTATGGTTGTCAGGCATAGCCAGGTGCTCATTACGGTTGATATCCATCAGAGCTAAACCTTTCGGGATAGAGGATCTGAATTTCTGTCAATTCTGCGTCGAACAATTTGGCCAGCTTCTCAGCAACTTCTGGAGAAGGCCTCTGTATACCTCGCTCCATTCGACTAAGATTACCGGGGTCGCACTTAATGGATGATGCAACCTCCTGTATGGTCATCTTTGCTTTGAGGCGAGCTTTGCGTAGGGGTGTGAACATGCGCATAACTCCATATGTGTTTTAGACATAATATGCGTGACAAACATATTATGCAAGTTGAGTTGTGTGAGTTGCAAAATTATGTATAAAATACAAATTAAATAACATTTGGCGGGGGTGCTTCGATGAACGTAGGGCAACGGATTAGAGAGCTGCGAAAAGCAAAGAAAATGACTATAAACCAGCTGGCGTCCCTGACTGATTGGGATGTGGGCAATATTTCACGGCTCGAAAGAGGTATGCAGGGCTACAGTGAAGCCAGCCTCAAAAAAATTGCCGAGGCGTTAGAAGTTCCACTCTCCGAACTATTTTCTTTCCAAGATAAAAAAGATACTGTAGAAACATACAGTATCAATTCACTTTCGTCGGAAAGGAGAAGGGACGTGTATCGGGTTGATGTTATGGACGTTTCTGCAAGCGCTGGCAATGGGAACTCTACCCGCGACTTCATCGAAGTTATTAGTTCGATAGAGTATGTTACCGAAGAAGCAAGAAACCTCTTTGGCCACAGGCCAGCAAATCAGGTCAAGCTCATTAACGTTCGCGGCGATAGCATGCAGGGCACAATCGAGCCTGGTGATCTCATTTTTGTTGATGTCGGTGTCAACCATTTCGACGGTGACGGTATATATGTTTTTGATTTTAGCGGCGATCTCTTTGTAAAACGCCTTCAGAAAATCAAAACTCAACTTCACGTGTTGTCTGACAATCCCCTGTATAGAGAATGGCAGATCACTGATGAAGAGATGGATATGCTCCACGTTTGCGGCAAGGTACTTTTAAGCCAATCACAACAGTTCCGACGCCACGCGTAACCCATCATCCCCGCACATACTAAAGAGCCTTCCGGCTCTTTTTTTTTTGCTTTTGAAACATATCTTTTAAAGTCAGGAAAACAGTTGGTTATACCCAAAATATGTTTATCACGCATAATTATGTTTGACAGACAATTTTGGTGATCGTATGCTTATTTCATCGGCATACAACGGAGTTAACTAAATGACCAGCGAGCCAACTACTAAAAAGTTTTACCAATTAGTTGATATCGAAGATTTTCGATTCAGTAAAGATTGCTCTCATATTCATTACGGAGATATTGCATCTGATTGCGATACCAAAACGACTTCAATCTTTGAAGCAATAAATCATCTCAGTTTAAGTATTTTTACTTTGTCAGAAGAGGAAGAAATTAATAGAGACAAAATCCTCAATCTCACCTGCGTTATCGCTGATCTTGCTGAACTCGGCGTTGCGACAAATAAAATATCTCATGCAGCTTCATATCTTTCTGGGTTAAAGGATGGGAATCATGGCGCATGAAATTTCATTAGAGCAGGTAACTGAGCGAGCGCTTCAAGCGGAAATTATTTGTCGAATGATGGAGTCTTATCCTGACAGAATGGCTGATTCCGAAGTGATAGCTATTGCCTCGCTACTGCGCAGGCTCACAGGCGATGTATGCGCTTGGTTGATTGAAGAGCAGGCTGTTAAAGTCAAAAACAAATAACCACACCGATAATTTAATCTGGAATAAATACAGCTTTATCGCTGGGGAATATTACATCCTTTTAATGGGTTTTTATTATGGTAAATAAAGCCGCTTATAAAACAGCGCAATTAATGCGCAGCGCTGGATATTGGCACATCGCCAATCTCTTTTTAAAGAAAGCATATGGGAGATAAGTTATGTCTATTCAAGAACGACAAGATATTCAGACGCTGAATATCAAAGCAGAACAGCTCAATTTCCTTATGCAAACTATCCATGCCCATCATAAGGATTTCGATTGCTATCAGCTTGATGGACTTTTAGGTCTGGCTTATGACCTCGCTGGCTCTGTTTATTCATGGACCGAGACAGAGGAGAAAATTGTACTGGCGAATGAAGACGCGCAAAGAAGGATTATTTAGATGGATAAATTAATCGAAACATACCGCCGTCGAATTCTTAAAGCAGCGTTAATCCGCCACCAGCGTAAAACCGGTAGTAACTGCATCATTATTAACCAGCCAAAAGGAGAAATAAAAACTATCGAATTAACAGAGATTCTACTCGATGGCCTATTGAGCCGATTTGAAAAACAGGCCGTGAGCGAATTCGGAAATATTGAAGGGATTAAGGCGGTCAGGGGAATTTATAGCAGCGCTGTAGACGTGAATGGCCGCGGTGAGTTCCTGACGGAAAGCGGCAAAGAGTTAATCGACGATCTCATTGCAGAACTGGTCGATTTTGCCAAAAAGCATAAACCAGCAGCTGCGGAGGCTAAGCATGATCAGTCAACAAAACGTTAGCCAGAGTGGTCGCCCGGTTCTGAACGTAGATCTGCATGTTCTGCCTGACTTCACTGGCCGCGTCGTTCTCTACATCGAAAACGGCCAGGTTAAATGTGATCGGCGGTTATCTCCCGACGAGCATATCTGTGCTTTGGACACGTTTATTGAAATGGCTCGTGATATGGAGCTGCGCATACAGGAGACATCAAATGGCTGATGTTAATTATTCAGTAGAGCACGGCCCTATTGATGTCGTGCTCACTATCGAGAACGGGAAGGTGATTCATTCGCGCCCAGTGCAAAAAGGTGAAGTAACAGCGTCTCTGGAAACATTTTTATGGATGGCAGAACGTGCCGGCTACACCGTCATTCCACCAGCGGGAGATAAGGACAATGGCCCTGACAGCGATACGCATTCCTGAATGGGTGCATTCACAGGCGGTGCAGGTGCTCAGGCAATACAGATCCAGGCGAGTGTATCCCTGCCGGATGCACAGCACAGGAAACCTAAGCCTGAGGGTAAACCGCCGTTGGCGCCTGCTTTCTCGCGATGGCGGCCAGAACTGGGAAGTAATGAGCCACGAACGGTACAGCAAAATGAAAGATCGAAAATGAGTGCTGGCCTTAGATGAGTCCTTGAGGTTGCCAGTCAAAAACTTTTCCCAATTATCGGAGGTTCAGGATGGAAAAAACGCATATCCAGGTAGAAAACCTGAGGACAATTACTGACTGCCTGCAGCAGCTGTTCCTCGCCGAAGAAGTGCAGCTCAGCATTGAGGATCAGCTGTTCAGTTCTAAAAGCAGCAGTGAATGGAGCGCCTGGCGTAAGAAGGCTGAAAACGCGCTACGAGTTGTTAAAGCAAAACGACGTGTTATCACGGCCCGGCTGGCCATACTTCGCCAGGAAGAGAAAGAACGCACTCTGCAACTTCACCAGCAACGTAACGATTACCTCGTGGCAGAGCTGAAGAGCATAGTCACCCCCTCTTCCTTCGAGCGCTGTGTTCGTCTTGCCGTTGAAAAATTGGAGAGAGCAAATGCGTGATACTTCATCTGTCATTCTGTTGGCCCCGAACGAATGGGTTTGTGAAAGCGTACTTATCGCGGTAACCGGACTTAAACCCGGAACTATCCTCCGGGCCAGAAGGGAGTGCTGGATGGTCGGGCAGGAATATATGCACGTTTCACCTGACGGAAACCCGAAACCATCGAGCGAGTGCATGTACAACCGGAAAGCGGTCGATGCATGGGTGGCTTCGATGAAAAATAAACAGCCTGGGTGATTTGATGCCATGAAAAAGGTAATCTCGTATCGCTCTTGGGCGTCTGGAGGAACCAATGGATAAAGTCACATATCCGACAGGCGTCGAAAACCACGGCGGCTCGTTGCGCATCTGGTTTAGTTACAAAGGTAAGCGTGTCAGGGAAAACCTCGGTGTCCCTGACACCATGAAGAACAGGAAGATCGCCGGGGAACTGCGAACATCAGTCTGCTTCGCAATCCGCACAGGGACGTTCGACTATGCGACACAGTTTCCCGAATCACCTCACCTCAAAACTTTTGGGGTGGGTAAGAAAGAAATTACAGTGAAAGAACTTGAAGAAAAGTGGCTGGAACTGAAAAAGATGGAAATTTCTTCGAACGCCCTAAATCGCTATGAGTCGGTCGTAAGAAATGTGGTACCAAGGATCGGAGGGGGTCGGCTGGTAGCTTCGGTAACCAAAGAGGAGTTGCTGTACATCAGGAAGGATTTACTGACCGGTCACCAGATGCCAATGAAGGGAAAGATCCCGGCGAAAGGGCGAAGTGTTGTTACCGTAAATTATTACATGACAACAATCGCCGGAATGTTCCAGTTTGCGGCTGATCACGGCTACTTAGAGGCGAATCCGTTTGAAGGTATTAAACCGCTGAAAAAAGCCAGGGTAGAGCCAGATCCGCTTACTCGTGACGAATTTATCCGTCTTATTGATGCATGCCGGCATCAACAGACGAAAAACCTGTGGTCACTGGCAGTGTACACAGGGGTGCGTCACGGGGAACTGCTCTCCCTGGCCTGGGAGGATATCGATCTTAAAGCGGGAACAATAACAGTACGCCGCAATTATACGAAACTGGGCGAATTCACTCTACCAAAAACTGAGGCCAGCACGAACAGAGTGATTCACCTGATAGAACCTGCGGTTAGCGTCCTGAGAAATCAGGCTGAAATGACAAGGCTGGGTAAGCAGCATCGCATTGATGTTCAGTTGCGCGAGTATGGCCGAACCGAGCGGCATGACTGTACCTTTGTCTTTAACCCTCAGTTAGTCAGGCGCAGTGAGCAGGTGGGTTTTGTTTATAAGGTCGATTCGATAGGTGACTCTTGGGACGCAGCGGTTAAGCGAGCGGGCATTAGGCACAGGAAAGCCTATCAGTCGCGTCATACGTACGCATGCTGGTCATTGTCAGCTGGCGCTAACCCCAGCTTCATTGCCAGCCAAATGGGCCACGCTAGCGCCCAGATGGTGTTCAATGTGTACGGAGCATGGATGGCTGACAGTAGCTCAGAGCAAATAGCGATGCTCAATCAGAAACTGGCCGCCTTTGCCCCATCAATGCCCCATAGCCTACAGGGGAGCGATGGGGCATTATTAAAATCAGTAAGTTAG